AGATAAACGCGGGGTTAATTATCAGAAAACTAATAATCCTTTTGAGATATTAGTTAAGTGTACTTCTGGCGAGCACGAAGATAATAAGCCCAGCCTAAGTTATAATCTAGATAAAAACATATTTAACTGTTGGAGCTGTGGGTTTAGTGGAGGACAAACTAAATTTCTTCAAAGTATTGGAGAATATACTGTTGTTACGTTTGATAGTAAACAGCCATATAAAATTGAAAAATTACGTCAAAAAATTAAAAAAATTTCATATAATATACCTTTAGAACTCCCAAAACAAAGACGAGACTATTCTCAAAGATTTAAAGGAATATCAAGTAGAATATTTAAAGAGTTTGATGCTTTTACGTGTAATGATACTAAATTAATTAATTATTTATGTATTCCTGTATATCAAAGAGGTGTTTTACAATTTATTGAGGGTAGGTATACATTAGATTCTACTAATAAACCTAAATATTATAGACAACCTCAACACGCTTCTGTTTCTAACATCTTATTTCCCTTAGATAAAATAACAGATAAAAACTCTGTTATATTGGTTGAGGGTATTTTTGATATGCTTAATATGTGGCAACTTGGATATACTAATACGCTTTGTATTTTTGGAGCTAATAATTTTAATGAAAAGAAGGTAAACCTACTTGATTCTATTGGAACTACTCGTGTATATATTATGATGGATGGAGATATTTCTGGTAGAAAAGCAGCAGAAAAAATATTAAAGTTCTTGGATTCTAGTAATATTTTTGCTACAATAGTAAAAGTTCCTGAAGGAAAAGATCCAGGTAATATAACTAAAGAAGAAGTTAGGATATTGTTCGATGAGTGATCTATGTTTTGTTTTTGCAAGTGCAGCGGAAAAAACTCCGCAGAAGACAATTAATAAATATATAACCGATGTAGAATATGACGTAAAATTTTTATCATCTAGCTCAAAAGAAAAAATCTTAAAGAAAGATATTGATCTTAACTTAGAAGAATTAAATAAATATAAACTCATTTGTCCAGTAGGCGCAGAATCTTTAAAGTATACCGCTGGTATTACTGGTATTCAAAAATATAATGGAATTCATATTGAGAAGAAGTATCTTCCAATTATGCATCCAAATATGACTATATTTAAGCCACAGCTTAATGACGATATTATTGCTGCCTTTGGTAAAATTAAACCTATTCTATCCGATGAAACTTTAGAGACACAAGTAGATAAAAACTATGATTCACTTGATTCTCAAGCTAATTTTAATAAATATCTTCCACAATTAGAAGCCGCAAATACTATCGTAGTAGATATTGAGACGTCTAGCGTAAGTCCTTATACTGGCACAATTCTTGGTATTGCTGTATCTACACGAGAGCACCAAGGTTTGTATATATCTAATCGTGTAGCTGAAAATAATCTCGAAACTCTTCATAATATTTTTTATACAAAAAAATGTATTTTTCACAATGCAAAATTCGATATTCATTATCTAAATCATCATTATAAGTTTGTGTTTCCTGATTGGGAAGACACAATGCTTCTTCATTACTGTTTAGAAGAATCAGTAGGAACACATGGTCTTAAACCTTTGGCAATGCGTTTTACTGATCTTGGTGATTATGAACGTGAACTAGATGAGTATAAAAAGACTTTTGCAAGAAAACATAAGATTAAACTAGCAGACTTTAGCTATTCTATGCTTCCTGAAGGTATTTTAGCTCCTTATGCTTGTAAAGATGCTGATGCTACTTTTCAACTATATAATAAGTTTAAGCCTCTTGTAGATAAAAGTAAAGAATTTACTCAGCTATATACAAATATTCTTAAGCCTGCTACAGACGCGCTAATGACTCTTGAGCGTAATGGCGGTCCTATTAGCATGGAAAAACTATTATCTCTTGACGAAGAATATCAAATTGATATCGAAGAGTGTATGGCAGAAATTACTCTACATCCTGACGTTCAAAGATTTGAACGAGTATTTGGAAAAACATTTAATCCAAATAGTACTGTTCAGTTACGAGAACTTTTTCAAACAGTTTGTGGAATTAAGCTAACAAAAAAGACGGCTACAGGCGCTGCAAGCGTAGACAAAGAAGTATTACAAGAAATTAATCATCCTTTAGCTCGCGCTATTCTTGACTTACGAGAAAAAAGTAAAATGTCTGGAACTTACCTATCTAATATAGTTAAAGGGGTAGATAAAGACGGTCGTCTTCGTTCTGGTTTTAATATTCATGGAACAACTTCGGGTCGTCTTTCTTCGTCAGGTAACTTAAACTATCAAAATATTCCTCGCGATAATAAAGACATTAAGAAAATTTTTGCAGCACGTCCAGGTTACAAAATTGTTCAATGTGACTTAGGCACTGCTGAGGTATATTATGCTGCTATTTTAAGTGGAGATTCTTTTCTACAAAAAGCATTTATTGAAAAGCTTGATTTCCATTCCTATGTAGCTAAACAAATGTTTAAGCTAGACTGCGAAGTAAAGGAAGTTAAATCACAATATCCGGCACAGCGACAGTATGCCAAAGCTATTACTTTTGGTATCATGTATCAAGCAGGTCCTGCTAAAATTGCAGAAACAGTTAATAAGGATGCGAAAGCAGGAGAAGAGATTAGCGTACCTCAAGCAAAACAATTTATTAATAAGTATTTTAGTGAGGCTCGTTCCTTAAAGAAATATATTGATGCTTCTAATAGACAAATAGAAAGTCATGCGTATATTTATTCTTTCTTTGGTCGTAAACGAAGATTACCAGAATCTAAATCTCAAAACCCTGGTACAGCAAAACACGCAATTCGTTCTGGTGTAAACTTTCTAGTTCAGTCTGTTGCATCTGATATTAACATTCTTGGTTTAATTGATTTAATTAGTTGGATTAATGAAAAAGGATACGAAAAGGATATTTTACCTTTTACGGTAGTTCATGACTCTATTGTATCAGAAGTTAGAGAAGATTTACTAGACGAATATATAACAAATGCAAAACGCTGTATTCAAACAGATAGAGGATTAACAATTCCTAATTGTCCTATCAAAGTAGATTTTGAGGTTGGAACTACTTGGGGTGAGTTGGAGGAATATCATAGATAAATTTTATGACATAGTATTTCCCTTATTTGCTCTTAAAAAAGAGCCGTATGAGTTGGTATTTGATCATACTACTATAAAGGTTAGAAGAACAAGAGATTCTCATCTAGAAACAGTAGACGATAAAAAATTACAAGGTGATTATTTTGCTAGATTAATACAAATGCCTAAAAGATTAAAATTTGATTATACTTGTAGAAACATACAAGACTGCATTTATAGTAAAATTGTTTGGGGAGTAGATAAGAAAGCCAAAATACATCATTTAGATTTTAAAGAACCTTATCCAGCACGATGGATGCCGATTGAAAGAACCAAAAACAATCTTATTTGGATTAAAGGAATATCATATCCTTATGAGTTAAACACAAAAGAAAATTTACAAATTACAGAAAAGACATATGCAAGAGTTGTAAAATATTATAATGAATGGTATTTATACGGTTTTTCTACAGAACCAAATGATGTAAATAAATATGAATTAATATGAGCGGTAAAATATTATTTTTAGCAGATATTATTGAACAAAAAATACGTAAAGAGAAAGAACTTTCTTTTTATGAAGAAGAATTAGAAAAATTAAAACAAAAGATGGAATATTTAGAAAAAGACATACTTGTTACAAATATTATTATAGACGCAATTACAAATGAAAAATTACAGATAAACGGTAATATGATTACACTTATAGAAGAAGAAAAAAATGAATGAAGATGCCTTAGAAACAACAATTTTTGAAGACGGAAGCCGAATTTTTAAAGTAAACGGACACGATGTTTTTGGGTACTGTAGATATTTGCCTTTTTATCGAGACTGTGTTGAAGTAGCTAAAGATGGATGGCATTTTGTAGAAGTAGGTAGTTTTTTAGGACAATCTTCTTGTGTAATGGCATATTATATAAAAAAAAGCGGTAAAGATATTAAATTTGATTGTGTAGACTTATTTGAGATAAGTGACTACTCAGATGATAAACACGAAGAGTATGTAAAAGAACACGGAGGTGATTTTTTTAAAGCTTTTTTGTATAATATTGTAAAAGCAGAAGCAGATAATTATATAAATACTATTCATAAAGGACATTCTGTTAACGCTGCTGAAGAATATACAGATGATTCTTTAAATATGGTATATTTAGATGCCTCACATGAAACTTTAGATTTGTATTTAGATATGAAGGCATGGTATCCTAAGCTGAAAGAAGGGGGAATATTTGCTGGAGATGACTGGGATCATGAAGGAGTCCCAAAAGCGGTGGCAGCTTTTATGATAAATAATAATATTCCGCAGGAAAAGCTTAATGTTGCTTCTTACGGAACCTGGTTTTTTAAAAAATGAGAGATTGATTTATGAAAATAGGTTTTACTTGTAGTGCATTTGATTTACTACACGCAGGACACGTACAAATGCTTAGAGACGCAAAAGATCAATGTGAATATCTTATAGTTGGTTTACAAATAGATCCTAGTATAGATAGAGCAGATAAAAACGCACCAATACAAACAATTATTGAAAGATATACACAACTTAAAGCAGTTAAATATGTTGATGAAATTATTCCGTATAGTACAGAACAAGATCTAGAAGATATACTACAAATGTATAATATTGATGTAAGAATACTAGGCGAAGAATACCGTGATAAACCCTTTACAGGAAGAGACATTTGTGCTAAGAGAGGAATTGAACTTTACTTTAACAAACGTGAACACAGATTTAGTTCAACTGATTTACGTAAGAGAGTTGTAGATGCAAACAAATAGATTTATATTTGACGTGGATGGAACACTTACTCCAAGTCGCCAGGTCATACAACCAGAATTTAAAGATTTCTTTAAAGCATTTTGTGATGTAAATTATGTTTACTTGGTTACTGGAAGCGATTATCCTAAGACTGTTGAACAATTAGGTAAACCCATCTGTGATGCAGTTGAAAAAATATATAATTGTTCAGGCAATGATGTATGGGTTAAAGGAAAAAACGTACACACAAATGCATGGAAACTATCCGAGGATGCTCATGCTTGGCTGTCCGAACAATTAACCAAGAGCAATTTTGTTTTACGTACAGGATTACACTTTGAACATCGTCCAGGTATGTGTAACTTTAGTGTTGTAGGACGTAATGCTACACTAGGAGAACGTAAACTATATGTGGAATGGGATAACAGTCAAAAGGAAAGAGACCGCATAGCATCTAGTTTTTGTAAATTCTTCCCAGACCTAGAAGCAAAGGTTGGTGGAGAAACAGGAATAGACATTTTCCCTAAAGGGGGAGATAAAAGTCAGATAAAAAATGACTTTAACGAAAACGATAAACTGTATTTCTTTGGAGATAGGATGGACCCAGATGGCAACGACTATTCATTATCAAAGGTAGTTGATGCATCATGGCCTGTAAGAGGCTGGACTGAGACTATGTCATATCTTGAAGAACTGCAAAAAATAGTAACAGCACAATGAAAAGTGATGTAGGAACAATAATTATATCAGACAAAATATACATTAAAAAAGAAGAAGTATATGATATAGCTTCTTTAGAATCTTTGTATACTTATCCTGGTCCAGATGAAATACTCACTACTATTTTAGAGTCTGACACACATTTTATCGTTCCTAGTAATTCTTATCATAAATTAAATTATAAAAAAGTTGTAGACAAAAGAAATTATGAAGAATCAAAAGAAGAATTTTCTTTTAGCGGTAAGCTTCGTTGGGAGCAGCAAGAGGTTGTAGATAAATTTTTTTCTCGTGGTCGCGCTAGATCAGGTATTATTCAAGCGCCGTGTGGTTGGGGAAAAACATATACTGGATGTAGTATTATTGCTCGTAATAACTTAAAAACTCTTATTATGGTGCATACTAAATTACTATTTAGACAATGGATAGAAGAGCTTGAAAAACAAATTCCTAACGTAAAAATAGGAAAAATAGGTGATGGTATTTTACAAGTAGAAAACATTACGGTAGGTATCTATAAAAGCGTTTATAACAATCTATCTGAATTAAGAAATGCTTTTTCTATGGTAATAGTAGACGAGTGTCATTTATGTCCAGCAGAGTTATTTTCTACAGCTCTTAATAATTTAAATGCAAAGATAAAAATAGGAATCTCTGCTACCCCAAAACGAAAAGATGGAAAACACGTATTTTTAGCAGACTACTTTTCTCCCTTTTTAGTAGAAGCTAAAGACCCAAATAAAGCAATTGACCCTAGTGTTGAAGTAATTAGAACTGATTTTAGATTTCCTGTAATTGATCCAAAACGAGATTGGTCCAGACAACTTAATAAAATTTGTTCTAATCAAGATTATTTACAATTTATTGCTAACACAGCTATTAACAAAATAGCTAATAACCGTTGTCCTTTAATTTTGGGGGAACGAGTACAGATGCTAAAAGATTTACAAGCACTAATACCAGAAAGTGTGTGTTTAATTGGAGAAACAGATGAATCAACTAGAAAAGATGTTCTTTCTAACGTTGGAGGAAAATATAAAGCTGTGTTATCGACTAAGCTCTTTGATGAGGGTATTAGTTGTCATAGGTTGGATACATTGTTTCTTACTTGCCCTAGCAATAATCCTGTTAAGCTTGAACAACGAGTGGGTCGTATCATTCGTGAACACCCTGATAAATGCAACCCCCTAATTGTAGATTTTTGGCTATCGGGAGCGATAGTTAGTAGACAACAAACTAAAAGATTAGATTGGTATAGAAATCGTGGTTACTACATACTTTAATTGGATTGAGTTAAGTCGTATAGCACGTCGAGACCCTGCTGCAATTGTAGTCTTGACATATGCTCAAACAAAAGATTATAATGAACCATTAGCTTGGGGAGGTAAAAATTTATTACAAATTCTTCGGATTAATCATGTTCCTATGTTTTTATTCCAATCAGGTATATTAAACTCCGTAAAAGGTAAAATTACTTGTACATATAAAACAGAAGATCCGCAGTGTTACATAAAAAATACAAAATTTCTTACATATAATGTAAGTGCCTATGACAAAGCTCTTTACATTAGAGCATTAGCTTATAGACGAATTTCAGAAAAAGAAGATAAAATTCCAAGAATGTATTTTGGAGAAATTAAACCTAACCCTTTTATTACTTACGATGATGATTTTATATATTTTAGATACGAGTCCCTGGTATCAGGGAATTAATCCTATAAATAGAACTAATGTTCAACAAGAAAGGATACACAACAATGGTTTCATGGGATAACGCAAAAGGAAAGAAAGCTACTAATTCTGGTGGACAAAGAAAAGAAATTGAAAGATTAACTTTACCTGTTGGTGATACTAAAATTCGACTAATCGGTGACGTAATGCCTAGATATTGTTATTGGGTTGTTACTACTGAAGGAAAAAAGATGCCTGTAGAGTGCCTTGAGTTCAGTAGAGAAACAGAAGCATTTAACTCTTCTGCAGAAAATCCTTTTAAGGAAATTGACGAAGCTGTTTATTCTGATAAACCTCAGTTTTCTTATGTGTGTAACGTAATTGATAGATCAGACGGTAAAATTAAACTTTTTGATTTACGTTCTACTATCTATGCGCAGATTGTGGACTATGCTACAAATCCTGATTATGGTAATCCAGCAGATCCAGAAGATGGTTATGATATCACAGTTAAGAAAGAAAAAACAGGGCCACTTCCCCAAAATGTAAAATATACTTGTATCCCTGCAAGAAGCAACTCTCCTCTATCTGACGCTGAAAAAGAGCTTGAGCTTTTTGAGCTATCTCGAATCTATAAGCGTCAGACCTATGATGAACAAAAAGAATGGCTACTTCAAAACACTTCTTATTTTGCTGGAGATGTGGGAGACGAATTTAAAGCAACCGATGAAGGAGTTGATGATTTAGCATGAGTAACAAAAAGTCTTTAAAAGACTTGATTGCTACTATGCCGGAAGGTGTTACTGCAGACGAAACCCCGAAAGAAAATAATAAAAAGTCTTTCGGGGCTTTTGTAAATGTAGATGGTAATCAAGCTCAAATTGATTTAAGTAAATTAAGAGAGTATGAAATATTTTTTGCCACTCCTTGTTATGGAGGATTAATTACTGATCAATATTTTTTATCTATATTTAGAACCTGCCAGGTACTAATGCAACATGGTATTAAATTTAGAATTACAACACTACGTAATGAAAGTTTAGTAACTCGGGCTAGGAATATCCTTTCTGCAATGTTCATGGAAAGTACTGCTAGTCATTTATTTTTTATTGACGCTGATATCGAATTTGATGCAGAATCTATTTTAAGAGCATTAGCATATGATAAAGATATTTTAGCAGCAGCTTATCCAAAAAAAGCCCTACCTATTCAATATGCTGTTAATTTTAAATTTTTAAATCCAGAAACAAAACAAATTAGAATGGAAAACGGAGCAGTAGAAGTACTAGATGCTTCAACAGGATTTTTCTGTATTAAGCGTCGTGTGTTTGATAAGATGAGAGCAGAATATCCAGAACTTCACTATAAAAATGACTCTAATATTGATCCTATTTTTAATAAATACTGTTATTCATTTTTTGATACTATACACGATCCTGATGATAATCGTTATTTATCAGAAGATTATACTTTTTGCAGACGTTGGCAAAAGCTTGGCGGTGAGATATGGTTAGATGTAAATACAAAACTTAATCATGTTGGTTCCTATACTTTTGCTGGAGATGTAAGCAAAATTGTTAATAGATAAAGATTAGCTATGCAAAAATTGCATACCTATTATGCAATGTCCTACTTTATGTTGCAATGCAAAAAAAATTAATCTTGCACTGTCTTTTATTATTTGATATACTTTCAAAAGTAACAATAAGTTACTTATAAGAAAGGAAAAAAAGATGTGGTCGTACACAGAAGAAGAAAATAACTGGTTAACTAAAACAATAAAGTATTTTGAAAAAGCAGGAGCAGACAGAGCAGAAAAAGAATTACGTAAGTATCACAGTTTTTATAGCCCTACTCATCCTTTAAATTTTAATAAAAAAGAAGTACGTTAATGTTAAGTTATTATAAATTATTATATCAGGCATACTTTAAAGAAAAACACT